TACGCTATACGATCAGATTTTAACGGCAGGGCTGGGGCAGCAGCAGCTTATTTCTGCTGGAGGGCGTCCCATGCGCTGGCTTGAAAAGCCTAACCTTCGTCCAATGTGGATGATGCGCGGGTTTGCGATCAAGCACAACGCTTTGCTGTCTGATCGTATTGCTAAGAAGCTTCGGGCAGGCGATACAGCAGGTGCGGCAAAGGAAGCTACGATGTACTTGGCACTTCCTGGCGCGGCCTATGCGGGACTTAACGTGGGCCGTAGGGCTATGTTTAAGGAAGACTATGAGCCTACCGAAGAAGAAGTGATGTATTCTTTAGCAGACTCTGTGCTTGGCCCCCTTAGCCTTAACAGCATGAGCCTTGGCTCGCAATACGAGCGCTCGTTGTGGCAGCGTGGAGACATTGCGCAGCTTGTAGCAAACGGCGTGCTTCCGCCCCTTGGACTTTATGGCGACGTTGCTGGCGGCGTTATGAAAGCAATTTCTAAGGGTGACGTTGAGGAAGTGGCTGATATTGTTGCTGAAAGCCCTTTCTACAAGCAGTGGTCTAACTTCTTTGACAACATAGACTAAAGCGTAGCGCCCGCTGAGCAGCACACTCGGCGGGCGCCTTGCCCCTCTACAGGTCCTCCTCCTTCACGAAGATGCCGTGGCGCATCTGTCCTTTGCGGTCCTTAATCTTGTTGTAGCTGACCGTTAGCGCCTGCTTCAGCGTAAACCCGTTACGCGTCGCAATGTTAATCAACACCACCAAGCAGTCGCCTAGTTCATCCCGCAAGTCAAAGCCATCATGGACATCTTGGTCCAGCTCCTGCACTTCCTCTAGCAGCTTGTGCATTTGTGCTGCGTCGCTGCTGCCTAGGATTAGGTTGCGGTCGTCATGCCACTCAGCTACGCGCTGCTCTAGTTCTTCAAAGCTCACTTCGTCAACTCCCTTGCCCATACACGTTCATTGATGTGGCTATTGTAGCAGTGGTTCTTGTCGAACCAGAACAGGTCATCCAGTGCCTCTTCGGCCCGCTCCCAGCCCTCGCGGTGGCAGCGCCCTGATACGGACTCATACGGCAGTCCGTTCAGGAACACTACGTTAGCGAGGACAGATAAGGCGTGGAAGACGCGGTGCAAGTACCCTTTCACGGCCCATACCTCCGCTCAATCAGCAGCTCCAAGTAGTGAATGGCTTTGAGCAAGTCTTCCTTGCCGCCCTTCTGCTCGTGGCGCGTCACGTACTTCACCACGTTGCCTTCCATAAAGCCCAGCCCGTTCTGGTAGATGAAGTCGATGGGCTGAATAGCTAGGCGGTAGTGGTCCCCGCCTTCCTGGCGCTGGTCAGCCTTAGTGGACGGGGCCGTCGTAGCTTTCTTCACTTTCAAAACCTCCCATGATGAGTTGGTACTTACCGATGTCAAGCAGCATGTTAACGGTGTCAGGATGTAGGCCGTTAGAGGCCAGTACAAACTCCCTGCCTTCAATGAAGATGACGCAAGCGCTCTCCACCGCTACCTCTGGGTTGTCGTCTTCAAAGGTGCCGAGCGCATCGCGCAGCGACTGAAGCATATCGACAACCTTGTGCTTGTCCTTGCTGTTCTTTTTGAAGTCTCCTTTAACTACCTTCATGCCCAATCATCCCATCGTTCCATGTATTCTAGGAAGCGTTCCCGGTTGTCTAAGATATGTCCTCTAAGCACTTCTACCAGCTCCTCTGTAGTTATGTCGCATAGCTCAAAGATTTCTATAGCGTCGCAGTTATTAAGGACACGCTCAATTAGCGGGTCTTCGTGCAGCGTCACGGCTCAACCCTCCTGATTTTCGATCCAAGGTCCATCGGCTCCGGGTACGGTACGCCATCAATGACCACGCCGCAGCCAATGATGGGCTTGAGCTTGAAGTGTCGCCCATAGGCAAAGGCGAGGTGCTTCTGGTTGACGCCGCAGCCTACCGCCATGCCCCACACCAGCTCCCTGTCGCTAGCCGTGTAGCTCACGCCAAGGTTGCTGTGGTTGTGGCCTGACACGGTGCACTGCATGCGCTGCTTGGCGTCGTTACGGAAGCCGTTGACACCGTTAGCGCTTTCGCCGTGATGGTACAGCACGCCGTCAATCTCAATGCTTTCCTCAATCTGCCAGCCCTTCGGCATTTCCAGCAACTCTTCCAGGGGCCGCATGTAGATGGAGGGCTCCATGCCTAACTTCCGTAGCTGCCGTGCCGGGATGCGGTCATGGTTGCCAAGGATCAGGGTGAGCTTGGGGAACGCTGCGTACCAGCGCTTAGCCCGCTCCAGTGCAGACTCGTACTCTCCGTGTACGTTGTGCAGCAGCGGCTCGCTGTCGTGGAATGACAGGCTGTGGTTGTCGATGAAGTCACCAATGTGTACCACAGTGTCCACCTTCCAAGCCTTAAACTGCTCTTGGCAAAACTCCAAGTAGCCGTCAAGCTCGTAGGGCAAGTGTGTGTCACCGATAATGCCGACCCTTGCCATGCTATTTACTCCTCTTCTTTGCGTCACGTTCTTCGTTAGTCTTGGCTTGGTGGCACTCTTTACACAGCACTTGGAATCCATCAGCTTCGCAAAACATACGCTCTACGAAACCGGGGAGGTCGTCGTAGTTCCGTAACGACCCGCACTGTACAATATGGTCCACTTCCACCTGCCTTGTCCCAAACCAGCCGCCGCAGTGGGCGCATTCGTAGGTGTTGTACGCTACCTTAGCGGCTTGCTTGGCGCTGTGCTTCGGGCCCCAGCGTTGGAAAGCAGAGCGGAGGGCGCTACGGATAAAGCCAAAGTAGCGTGCCTCCGTCCACTTGCCATCATTACGCGTCCGTGCTACTCGCTTAGTCATCCAGTGTTTCCAGTATGATTCTAATCCGGTGGCGGTCCTTAAGCCACATCTTGATCATACGCAGTAGTGGTTTAAGCTGCTGAGGGTAGGTCAGGACATGCTCTACGCGTCCACTGGGAACGCCCACAGCTCCCCCTCCTGCCTGCGAATCCATAGCTGCCTCCCTTGTCGTAGTAGCCAGTCGTCCAGTATCTGCTCCTTCTCGTCCACACACATGCCCACCTTATCGAAGGCTTCAGCGTACACGTTACGAACGTAAGCGTACATCTCAGCGGGGTCGTACATATCTTCGATGGGATCAAGGAGTTTGCGTGTGGCCTTCTGGCCCAAGCGCTTGAACAATCCGGGGATGTTGTCCGTAGCGTCGCCAGTGATTAGCTGCTTGTAGAAAAAGCGGTCTGCATCTTCGGGTGACACGTGAAATAACTCCCTGCGCCTCCAGTTCCAGTGCCAACCGGGGACGCCGTACAGGTCTTTGTCTAGCGTTGCAATACCGTGGCCGTGCTGACACGCCATATAGCCAAGCTTGTCGTCTGCCTCCTCGCCTTCAACCACAACGGCGCCCAAAGAGTCAATCATGTACTCCTTGAGCGCCGTGAAGTGTTGCGGTTTGTCGGACTTACGGTTGCCTTTGTACGGGTAGGTGTCACAGGCGTACTCGTGCCGGTAGTTCCCTTTGCCCGTTAGGTAGATTTCAACGCCCTCCGCCCGAAGCTCCTGCATAATCTGCTCGCAGACGGAGCGCGCTGAACGACAAGCAAACGCAATGGGGTCATCCTTGGCGGCGAACGCCACGCTATACAGAATGATGTCGCCGTCCAGACCCCAGCGCATTACAGCACCTCGGCCATTGCGTCTTCGTCTACGCTGACTTCGGGCTTAGCCAGCTCTTCGATAGCCATGCTGACTAGCGAGGGGCGGCATACGCCGTCGCGTCCCTTGTACGCCTTGATCTTAGCGCGCACCACAGAGCCATACCCAATCTCGCGAGGGCTGCCCTCAAAGGGCGTCTTGCCGTCATCTTCAAACAAGATGTTAAACTTGCCGCTGTTATCAATCGGGTACTGCGACTTGCACTCAATGAACCGACCACGTGCGTACTTGTCGTCGGGCTTCTGCTTAGTTTCCACTCCTAGCTCTTCCAACCGCTCAAGGGCACGGTCGCTGAGGTTGGTGAGTTGCACACCGTACTTGCCGGTGGGTGCGCCACGGTAGGTGATCTCGTCCACCAGGGACGGGAAGCTAACGGTAGCGCGGAGTTGAACGATTTGGTTTTCCATGTTTAGTTCCTTGTTAGTTGCGTGGCCGGTGTTGACCACTGGTATTATCTTCTCATATTACTGCGCGTTTGTCAAGCGTTATGCAGCCCTCCCGTGGTTAACATGAAAGCCATGCTTAACATCTGCTGCAGCACGTACCGCAACTGCATCTTCTAGTTTTTCAAAGCAACCAAGGTGAACTTTTTTTCCATTCACTTTCAGTTGTGCCCGCCATTTTTTGCTACGTTTGATAAAGTAGACTCCAGTATATCCTGAGGTATTGTCTGATCTACGTTTTGTGTTCTTTCGATTTGTTAAAGCGTCTACCATGCGTAAGTTTGAAAGCCTATTATCCGACCTTACTCCATTAATGTGGTCAATTTCAAATATTCCGACGTCCCACCCAGTAGCCATCTTGTAACAAATACGGTGCGCTTTATATCGCACATTATCAATACATACTTTAACGTATCCATGAGGTTTGTCTATAACACCAGCAAGTTGTCCGGCCTTAGCTGTCCCTCTTCGATTAGTTTTCCACCGCAGCTCGCCGGTTTGAGGATTGTACCGCAGCAATTCATTAAGTCTTTTGTTAGACGGCAGTTTTTTAAATTTAGGTTTCATTAGTGTGTCTCGCTCCAGTTGTTTCCAATCTTGTACTCACCGTCCAGTGGACAGCGCAACTCTAGCGTACGTCCTGCCTCCCTTATCGCGTTACGGAACACTGCGCCCACTTGCTGCGCATACTCTTCAGGCACCTCAACCTGAAACTCGTCATGCACTTGAGCCACTAGCTTGTACGGGTAGCCGTAGCGTGCCAGCTTGTTGGTCGCAATGACCAGTGCCTTCTTCATGACGATAGCACCGGCGGATTGCAGCAGAGTGTTGAGTGCTGCGTGTTCGCTGCGTATCAGCACACGGCGCCCGTCAAGCCCCGGTAAGCTGCCCTGTAGCCCATGCTTAGCCACCTTGTTAATCAGCTTCAGGAGGGCAGGGAGGCTGTCTAGGAAGCTCTGCTTGAGCTGTGCGCCCTTGCGTGACGACCCGCCTACAATGCTACCAATCTTGGCGTCACCGGCACCGTAGAGGAAGGCGTAGATGAACGTCTTCGCCTGCGGTCTAGTGTCCAGGCCGGCAGCTTGTTGATTGTAAGTGTGGATGTCGCCGTTAAGGATCAGGTCCGTGTACTCTGGGTCGTCCATGTAGTGGGCCAGCATGCGCAGCTCAAGGCCACTAGCGTCAATGCCGACAAGCTTGCTGCCCTCGGGCACAACGAAGCATTGGCGGTACAGAGAGTCGCTAGGAATCTGTGCCATGTTGGGTGAGCTGTGCGTCATGCGGCCCGTCACGGCACCGCACGTGTTGACACGGCCATGGATACGACCATCGTCTTGCACCGCATCAAGCCAGTTCTTAAGCATGCCGTAGCGCTTCTGAAGCGTAAGGTACTCAAGGACCAGAGCGGCTTCGGGAATGTGTTCGTTCTGCTTAAGCGTAGACTCGTCAACCTTGGGCTGTCCACTAGGCGTTGTGTCTTTCCACACAGCACCCTTCTGGGCCAAGCGCTTCGCCACCTGCGGGCGGGAGCCTACGTTGAACACAGTTACGCTATCCTTAAGGCGCTTGCCGGTCTTCTCGGACCAGCGCTCCTCCACGATGGGAGGGAAGACGGCCTGTAGTTCCGTCTCAATCTCCCGCATGCGCTGCTCGTGTTCGCAATAGAGATTGCAAGCAGTGGGGAAGTCGAAGGCGAAGCCATTGGCGATCTGCTGAGCCGTAGCCTTAGCAACAGCATGCTCAAGGTCACGGCACTGCTGACTGAAGCCCTGGCGATCTAGCTCTGCGACGATGTGTTCGTACACGTCCCAGTTAGCACGGCAGTCTTGCAGGCAGTAGCGGATCATGTCGTCCGTCAGGCCCTTGTCGAAGTCAGCGACATCGAACGCGTCCTTGAGTTCTTTTCCGGCCCGAAGCGCCCAAGCCTTTAGAGAATGCCCGCCTTCAGCAGGAGGGTTAAGGAGACGGCCCATGACCATGGTGTCATAGACCGTTCCGGTCCATTCCCAGCCCCACACACGGTGCAGCACAGGAAGGTCGAAGGACAGGAGGTTGTGGCCGATGATGCCATCAACGTCTTTCAGCGTTGCCGACAGCTCGGATGACGTAGCGCAGTGTACGCTGGCGTTCTGAGCGGGCAGATACACCCCAGCCATCCAGATCGTGTCGTGTGAAAGATTCGTCTCTATGTCCAACACTGCTAACTTCATGCGGCTTTCTCCTAAGCCAGTTGAGTTCCTCTTCTTCCTGCAACGCGATTACATAATCACCCATTCTGCTCATACGACTAGCCTATATTCGTAAAGGAACCCTTTTACATGACGCCTCTCTACAACATAGCTTCCAAACTTTGGCATCCGTAAGTTACGCAAGCATGCCGAAGCGCCTGAACCAGTCATGTTTACTTTTTTGGAAAGCCACTCAAGAGTGCGCCACTCTCCGTCTTTCATGGCATCATATATTTTTTGATGAGAGCCTTTAAGCTGTCTTCCTTCAATGTCGTAAGCGACTGGAAACATATCTACTTGCTCCATTCTGCTCATAACGTTGCTCCTTTATGCTAGCGTTACGTAAGCGCTACGGCCTAACTAATATTGGTATTGCTGTATTAGGTTTGCCGTAACGCTACATAACGGTTTTATCTTACCATACGGAGCGGGGGTGTGTCAAGCCCCAGAGCCTACAACTTCACAGACACCGCCAGTGCAAGCCAGCTCTTGGCTACCCGTGGTGGTGTCGCCCCGCTCAAAGGCAGGCAGAGAAGCCCAGTCGATCTCAGGCATCTTAGACGACAGGGACTTGTACTCCTGCTCCGTAAGCTCCTGATACGGCGCCTGACGGTACGTGCCGTTGTCGTAGGGCAGCAGAGAGATACCAGACATGATGTCCCAGTTGTCCCAAATCCACTGGCATACAGAAAAGAACTCGTCTTCCTTGTAGTACACCGTGATGGACGGCTTGTGCTCACACCAGTGTAGCTGATACTGCTTCCACACTTCAAGCTGCCCGATAGCGCCCACATCATTGCGGAAGATGGAGGTCTTTGGTGCTTCAATCGGGAAGCTGAACACGGTGGTGGTGTCGGGCTTCATGACGCACGGCTCATACGGTACGCCCTGGTCCCGCAGGAAGTCCGTCATGGGGTCCTTGTTGTCCTGCCGTACGGTGCGTACGTAGTACCGCGAGTAGTTGGGGTGAATGCCTGAAGCGCACAGCGCAAGCTGGCTCACCGTACCGCTAGGCTTGACGCACGTGATGGCCGCAGCAGGGTTGATGCCAAGGCTCTCCGCCCACTGCTTGTTCACGTTGACGGCCCGCTCACGCATGACAGTCAGCCACTCTTCAAGCTTCTTGTTCCCCTTGCTGCCGTTAAGCACAGGGTGGTCCATGAGGCCCGTCAAGCTGACGCCAAGCAGCGCCTCCTCCTCGCAGTTCTTCTTCCACACAGAGCGGAGGTAGCGGAAGTTGGTGAGCGTAGCTTGCAGCGTACCAAAAGCCGTAGCCACCTCCACCTTCTCCAGCAGTTGGTCAAGCGTATCGGTGGACCGCACGATCACTTCGCTCAGGTTGCAGAACTCAGCGGGGCGCAGGAGGATTTCGCTGCACGGATTACACCCAAAGGCGGCGGTGTTATCCCGCCGTCCGTTACGCCCTGCAATGTTGCGTGCTGCTTCCCGTGAGAAGATGCCACGCTCACCAGAGTAGCTCTCGTACAACGCCTTCATCTCGCTCATGAAGAACGGGAAATCAGGCTTCTCGTCGTACACTGCGCTGTTGTTAGCGAGGGCACGCTGGCCGTTACGCTCCCACCACTGCCCAGACTTAGCGGCCTGCATGCGGTCAGACACAGGGCTTGACAGGCTGATAAGGGCAGAGCGCCGCACACCGCCCACCACCACGATCTCAGCGATCTTACAGCAGATGTCATGGCACTCTAGGTCGGTGAGCTTGCGGCCCGCAGCACCCTTGAACACGTCCACAAGGAAGCGGTGCAGGTCTTCCAGCGGCTCCGGCCCAGACGCCCTGCCGCCAAAGGTCTTGAGGCGTGCGCCAGCGGGGCGTACCTGGGAGTAGTCAAGCTTGGGCACCTCGCCAGCGTAGAGCATGGCGATTAGCTGCCGCGTACTCTTAGCCCAGCCGATCTTGCTGTCCGCTACGACAATCGTGGTGTCCGTGCTGTCAAACTCTTCGGCCACGATGGGCAGCTTCTTGACTTCCTCACGCTCCACGCTGAAGCCTACGCCCGTTCCGCAGAGCAGGATGTACATAAGCTCGTCGAAAGCTTTCGGGTCGTTGATGGCAAGGTAGGCGCAGTTGAAGCCGGCTACGTTGTCACGGTCCAGCGCAGGGCCAGCCGTCATGAGGGCGCGCATGCTCGGCACTACGTCAAGGTCATGGATGGCTTTCTTGAAGCGCTTGACTTCATTGCCACCGATCATGCCCTTGTCTTTCCAGTAGTTGACGTAGCGGTTAACCGTCTCGTCCCACGTCTCGCGCCGCTGCTCGTCCTCCAGCCAGCGAGCGTACCGACTCGCATGAATGAAGGCGCTGTAGCTTGGGTTGCTTGTTGGAATCATCATCTACTCCCTTGTTGAAATACATACGTTCTAGTTTATCAAGCTTCTTAGACACTTGGTCTAGTAATCTTTCCAGCTCCTCGACACGAAGCGCTGAGGCTGAGCGGGGACGCATCCTAATTCCTCCATAATTTGTTCACGTTCTGCGTCAGTGTAGCGACGCCACATGACAATCTGCTGTTTGGTTCTACCACAGCCAGTGCACACGCCCCCCTCCAGCTCACACTCGCTGCGACACGGTGACTTCATACTCGCATCCTTACGCTATTACGTATTTAAAAATAAAGTCTTTAATGTCTTTGCTTCTATACCAAGTAGAGCCTCCTTTATGTCGCCACCTTCCCGTGGTTGCAGCATAATAAATCCTATCGTTTACTAAAAAGGTGGCATTCCCTCTATAATCATAATCAATGCTGTGGTATTGAAAGGCGTATTCAGCTTCAAGAATCCTCACCTCGGTCGGCCTGGGCGCATTGTTCATTCTATCAATACGCATCCACTCATCCGTGGCGCGCTCATGCTCTATCTTTGCTTCTTCAATGGCCTTCTCAAGCTCCTTCAAAGATTCAGCACTCATAGCGCTTCCTCCTCAGGCGGCGTGTGTTCCGTAAGCCGTCCCGTCTCCATATTGTAGAGCAGGTGTCCGGCTGGTCCGGTGATGCCACTGAAGCGGTTCTTCAACACGCGGATGTGCGTGGTGTTGCGTTCAGTTACATTCTCAGCTTGGCCGTTACGCTCCAAGCCGATTACGAAGTCGCTGAGCTGGGCGATAGACGCACTGCCGCGCAGTTGCGCGACGGACGTAGCGGCCCCTTCCTCGTGGCCCTTACCGTCGGGGCGCTTGAGGTGTGACACAGCGAACAGCACAATGCCCGTGTCCTGGGTTAGCGTCCGCAGCTTAGTCATGATCTCGTCAAGGGCTTTGCGTTCGTCGCCCTGCTGACCAGCGGACACTAAGATTGAGATGTGGTCTAGCACAATGACATTGCAGTCCAGCGCCTTGGCTAGGAAGCGTACACGGGACACCACATCATCAACGCTAGCGCCAATGTCAAAGCCAGCGTCCATGATGAACAGCCTGTCGTCCCCATACACACGTTCAAAGGAATCACAATACTCCTGAGAGCCGCGCGTTACGGTGCTGATGGGTAGGTGTAGCGGGGTGCTTAGGTCCACGCTCATGAAGCCTTCAGCGGTACGCTCGACGCTCTCCTCCATGAACAGACAGCCGATGCGGTTGCTCGTGGTGTTCTTGATGTGCATCACGATCTCACGCAAGATGCTGGACTTACCCAGCCCGCTGCCTGCAGCGATGGTGACAAGCTCCGTGGGGCGGAAGCCATAGGTTAGTTCATTCAGCTTAGTCCACGGGTAGTCGCCAAGTCTGTGCGGACGGGGCGCTAGAAGCCGATCAAGCAGCTCTTCCTTGGACAGCACACCCTTAGGCGTGTAGAGCGAAGCGCTCCAGTACGCGTCCGTGAAGTCCTTCTGGCGCCCTGCCTTCAGGTAGTCGCACGCGTCCTTGCCGATGCGTGGGTCTAGCTTCATGACACGCAGCTTGCCAGCGAATACTTCCGCTGCCTTTTCGACTCCTTCACGGCCCGCGTCGTCAGCGTCAAAGCACAGAATGATTTCTTCAAAGCCGTCAAGAAACTTGTACGCTGCCTTGAAGTCTTTGCCTGCAGCGCCAGCGCCGTTCTTGAGAGACACGACAGCAGCCTTCCCATCGAACATTTGGTTAGCCGCTACGGCGTCAAGCTCACCCTCAGTGACCACAATGCGGCGTTGGTTGTGGTTACCGTAACGCTGCTGCCCGAAGAGGCCGGCGTCTGTCGTATTGCCAACAGTCGCAAAGCCCTTTTCGGTAAGTCGGCGCACCTTAAACCCTATAGGCTCTGAAGACTCGTCAGAGAAGTAGGGGTAGTAGTGCTTATCGCTATCGACCACAACGCCATAGTGCTTTGTGTATGTTGACGTAATGTTGCGTTCTGGGATGCTGGTTGCAGGCGCTGCGGCCCACTTAGCAATCAAGCGCTCCAGCTCTGCGTCCTTCGTTAGACTAACCTCCATTATCCGCTCCTGTGGTTTGCGGGTGGCTGGTGTGTATGTGTAGCAGGAGAAGCAGAAGTAGGTACCGTTATCGTACTCTGCGTTGGCGTCGCTGCTTCCGCACGACTCACATGCTGTGTGTCTTACGAAACTAGCTTTCGTCTGTTGAAGCATTGCGTCCTCCGTAAAGGGCCTAATATCTTACCATATTTTTCGGTGAAAGTCAATGGTCTATCATGGACAAAAGTAGATTCATCACATTCTCTCCATATTCTTTGGCGATGTCTCGCATTGCAATGTCGGTGTCTGTCTCCGGGTTTGACAGGTAGTAGTACAGCTCCTCCAGCTCCGGGCGCGTGATGTCCCGGTAGTGATCAGTCTTCGTACGGTTCGGCATCTACGCTGTCCTCGGGGTCAGTTTCCATGAAGAAGTCAAGCTCCCTGCGAACCCTTAAGGGTCCATCTCCTGGCATGTAGGTGTCGTCGCCGTCAACTGTGTCGAAGTTGCCGTAGGTGCGGGACAGCAGGCCGGTGCGTGCTTCGGTGCGCACGTCGATCAAGTCCCATGAATTGTAGCCGCTGTCCATCTGCTGCTCCAAGTCTCGCATTGCGGACTCTCGGTCACGCCTTGCTTCACGTTCAATGTTGTGCTGCCGGTACTGCTCCGGCGTTATGGCTTCGGTCACGCCGCCCCTCGCCGTGTACTCTGCTACGTCTGCAGCGAGCCGGCGGCGCAGTATCTCCTTCTCCTTAATCGGTGTGTGTATCGTCACTCAAGAATCCCCCGTAGCGGTTGTCGCGCAGCCATGCGGCATGTTCCTCTGCTTCCATGTAGTCTCCCAGTACGGTTTCAATGGCCCGCAAAACAGTTACGTCCTCCGGGTACACATAAAAACTAACCATTAAGTTGTAATAATCTTGAAGCTCTGCCACTACGATCTCCGCAGCGAACTCGTGCATGGCTTCCGTGAGTACGCCAGACAGCTTTTCAGTTAGCATCTTGCGCTTCCCTCCCCTTTGCTTTTGCGATGGCAGCCAAAGCTATCTTCAACGCTTCGGAGCCGAGTGCAGCAATTTCTTTGAACTCATAGATGCGCCCCGGCTCAAACAGACCGACTATTTTCTCCAATGCCTCCAGCAACTCCGGCGCCGCAGCGATGAGATAGGCGTCAGCTATGTTATCAATTACGCCGCAGTCTACGCCAAGGTATTCAGCGACGTAGTAGACAGATTCCGGCGCGAGAATGTCAAAGCCCGCTACACGTTCCTCAAAAATCCAAGGTCCCGGTGTGCGCTTACTCATGTTCTTCCTCCGCAGCCTCAAGTCCCACCTCTATGGCACGCAGCACGCCCAAGCTAAGGAACGCATGGGCCGCTTCGCTGTCCATATCAAGCACTACCGTAGCGCTGCCGTCTTCGTTCTCCACTATGTCAATCACTTCGACGTGAAACTTTTTAGCTTCCATCACTGCTCCTCCTCGTCAGTGTTCAGCTTTTCATCAAGCAATTCAATAGCTTGCGCAATGTCAATAAGCAATCGCGCTTCGTCGTCGCTAAGCTGATGCTCCACACGGTACAGGATTTCGTACGTCTTGAGCAGCAGTTGGTACGCGTTAGCGCGCGCTGCGGTTAAACTCTTCGTCATCTATAGTCTCCAGAAAGCGTTGCATTAAACTCTGATACGAACTGACGCCAGCCATAAAACCCTCGCGCCATTGTTCAGTTTGTAAGCTAAGGACAAACTCGTCAAATTGTAGCGGTTTCTCTAGCAACTTAACGAGACGGTCCAAACTCTTCGTCATCCCAGCTCTCCTTAATCCATTCGTCGTAAGTTAAAAAGCATTGCCGATGGTAAGACCAAAAGCGACATTGTTTATACGGATCACTCATAACGCTATCATCCTGTGATTAATAATAACTTGCACCGTTACGTCCCATTCGGTTGAATAAGCATACGCTGCTGCCATTTGTTTTGCAACTTCTATTACACGCTCGCGCACGTCACCGTTAACGTGATCGGACCAGAACGGTATGGTGATGACGGGCTCCACCACGGAGTCGCAGTAAATCTTTATCAGAGCGTCCATATCGAAGCTCTCAGGCGACGTAAACGGGTTAGGCATAGGGCTGTACTGCCTAGCCTCAGCGGCCTGCATAGCGGCCTCTGCGGCCTCCTGGCCGGCTTGTATCAATTCTGCTGTCGTCATGGTCATGCCTCAATCTCCCAGCGGTCATTGGTTTCGTACACTGTGCCCCAGTTTGCGGGGAACACGGTTTCGCTGCGCAGGTTTCCGTCGCGCCTGTCCTGCTTCCACTTCACAATCTCTTCAAATTGTTTTTGGTATGGCTCGCCGTTTGCTAAGCAGCGTGTGCGCTCAAGCCGGCGGTGCTGCAGGTCGATGCCTTGCGCAAGGTAGCGCGTTAGCTCTGTGCCAAGATTCATAGCGTTTTCTCCTGTTGAACTGGTAAGTAATCCTTACACGTTACACTTTACTGCGCATAGTTTGCGGCGATTCGCACACTTTTCTGCGCATAGCGTGGGCCGTAGCGCCACACACTCATAGCCCATACTCCTCGTGCCAGTCTGTAATGCTTTCCATGTAGTCGTCAATCTCTTGATAATACTTCGCGTCTATGGCCTTCGCTAGCGCTTCCTCAAAGCCGGCGAAGCGCTTGCCCACTTCCAGCAATAGCGGCGACAAGTCGTCCCCTATGGGGATGTAAAGCTCGTCCGAATCGCCTGCCGCTATGGTTTCGCGGAGCCACTCTTGCGCCAACCCTTCCCGTATCTTTGCTTTCTCGCAAAGCCATTCATAGTTTGCGTCATAGTCTAGCGCCATTCGTCATTGCTCCCTTGCTTGCGTTGTTTGATGCCTTTATGGACCAGCATTATAAAGTTTATAACTGCGAGCGCTGGCCCAAGTGTTATAATTAACACATACTCCCACACGTTGAAAGTGTCGCGCCTGTTCTCGAAGTCTTCGGCCCACATAGCGAGCGCGCACACTATCCCGAGGGCAAGATATACAGTTAAAGCATTGATTTCCATAGTGTTTTCCTCACAGTGTAAACAGTAGCGAAACAGCGAGCCACCATGTCCCAAGCAGTAGCGAAGCGGCGGCGGTGATGGCTAGGGCCGCGATGATCATGCCGGCCCATGCTGCCCAGCGATTAAGCCGGGCTTGGCGTTCGTATTCCTTGCGTGCTGCGGCGTTCATGCTTCCACCTCCCGCGCAGCGATGATGCGCTCCGCCGTATTTTCCAAGTTCCAGCTCTGGCAGGCGAAGCCGCCGCCAAACTCGCGGCCCCGGTAGACGCGGAAGCCTAGCCGGTTGGCGATCTTGTGCGCCTTGCTGTACTCATTAGCGAAGGCGAGGAAGTGGATAACGTAGCGCGGCTCGCCCTTGGCGTTGTTGTTTACGCGGTAGAAATCATGGCCGAGGGCTTGGGCAGTCTTGTAATCAAGGTGCGCCTTAGCCATACGGGAGTCCTCGTCATAGCCGTCGAACCAGCCCTCCCCGTGCGTATCGTCGCGGCGGCAGTGTGCCTGCGCTTCGTCAAGGGTCAGACCGCGCTTGATGATGCAGGGCGCGTCGTTAAAGTAAAAGCGAATGATTTTGTAAGTTTGCATTGTGTTTTCTCCGTTACGTCCCGAACTAAAAGCCAAGCTTCGCACAAACCATTTCCTGCTGCAAGCGCACCTTGAAGCCCAGCTTCTGCGCCTGCTCCAGCGTCCCTTCTGTTAGGGTTTTGGTGCCAGCGATGCGGGCTAGCGTTTCGGCCTTCTTGCATGCCGGGTAGAACTTGCGCTGGCCGTATACGTCAACTGCGCGGATGAATAGTTCCATGATCGTATGCTCCGAATTCTGTGGCTTACCTCATCAGCGTGCGGGGAGCCATCCCGTCACGGACGCCCTAGTGGGCGTTTCGGCGTTAGTAGCGGCGACCGCACACGGCCCGCGCGTTGTTGCGTGCTTCTTTTAACGCTTGGGGCTCTTCTTCGCCTTCGCTGATCTCACCCCAAAGGTTTTCCAACAGGCTAACAATGCTGCTCATTGTGGCCCACTTGTGGTCTTCCACGTTGTCCGCATTGTTTTCTGCCGCTTGGGCCCACTCGTACGCGCGGTGCGCTATGTGGTCCGCGAAGGCTTCTGCTTCTTTGATCAAACGCTCTTTGTTCATTGTGTGTCGCTCCAAGGTTACACAGTAAAATCAGACGCCCAATCGTTTAGGGTTTCGTCTGAATGTTCGCTGACGTTAACGCCAGTTTCCAAGAATAAGTCAAGGTGCAGAGCGTCCAGCATTTCTTGGGTACCTTCTGCGTCCCGCAAAAGCGCCGCAACACTTGCAAACTGCCCGTTTTTAATGGCGTCGAATGCCTCTGCGCGCATCAGTGCAAGCTTTTGGTTTTCTTCAGCGATGCGGCGAATGATGTGCGCCACCTCTGCTTTCTGTTCTGCGTTCATTGTGTGTCGCTCCAAGGGCCCGCGCCGTGCGGGGTTGCTATACATAATGCATCCAGCGTGCCAACTTTGGAAACACCAACACAATCAAGGGTTTAGCGTATCGGCCCAAGCGCAGCGCCTGGCGTAGTGTTACCTTAAGTAGCGATAGTGTTACCACCGGTAACGTAACACGGTAACAGTAACGGTAACGTTATGGGGCGCGCTGGTGGCGCGTTGCTGCC